AAGATTTCTTGGTGCCGAGCGAATGGAAGGGGATCATTGGTCTCGACTTCCCCCACACGATCGGCTCTTTCGCTGCGGTGAGGCTTGCGATCGACGAGACAAGCGACACCTACTACCTTATCGACAGCTACAAGTCCAAGGGGGACCCAGTGGCCCTCAACGCGCACCGTGTCGCCGCGATGGGTGGGAAGGTGCTGCCGGTGGCTTGGCCGCACGACGGAGGCCGCGTCACTGGCGACGGCTCCACTGTGGCGGGCCAGTACCGCGACATGGGCTTGAACATGATTCACGAGTCAGCCTCAATGATTGACATCGCTGGGAAAAAGACGCGGACGGTGTGGGGTGTCATTGAGGAGATTTACGAGAGAATGATGGACGGTCGTTTCAAGGTCTTCGCAAGCCAGCTTGAGTTCTTCCGAGAGAAGACGCTGTACCGGCACGAAGAGGGGAAGATCGTCAAGAACATCGAAGACCACATCATTGACGCCATGCACAAAGCAGTGATGCACGCTAGGTTTGCCGGGGACTATAGCGGGAGAGCAGGAGTTGAGACCTACACGAAGCCTGGCGGGGTGGGTGATCTCGTCGGCCCCTACAACTTCTACAAGGGATGGAACCGCGACAAATGGCGTCTCTGAGACAAGACATTGACACTTTCAATTGGCTCGTTCAACACCGGGAGCCTTACGAAGACACGATTGAAGAGATCAAGGAGCTCATGCTTCCTTGGCGCTTCGAGCTGGACACGAGCCCCGACCCCAACCGTCAGAAGATCGGCGGGAGTTTTGACTCGATGGCAGCGGTGGAGGCGGACAAGCTCGTCAACTTTGTGGTTGGGAATGTGTTTCCTCCTAGCGGGGACTGGGCACGCCTTTACGCCCGAGGAGCTGAGGACGACCGCCAGCTACAGTCTAAGCTGGACGAGGCGACAGAAGAAGTTCTGTCGATGCTTGCTGAGAGCAATTTTTACCAGCAAGCCAGCCTAGCCCTTCGAGACCTTGTGATTATCGGCAACGCCTATGTCTACATGGAGCCGCGCCCGGCCAAAGCGAGAGACGACGGAACCACATTCAACGGCCTGGATTTTGAGGCGGTCCCGTTCAATCGCGTTTGGCGGCTGGTGGACCGGAAGGGTGAGCCGCTGATCGTGGCGCGTAAGTTCTGTATGCGGGCCTTCGAGGCCGAGCAGTTTTTCACGCGCCCTGGCGACAGCTTCTCATTCAAGGGCGACCCGATGGAGGAGATCGACTTCATTCACATGATCCGGCGGGAAAAGGATGGCTCGTATCCTAGCCGCTGGATTCGGATGGATGTGGAGCGGTCTGTCCGGCAGGCCAAGATGTCGTTTATGCCGTATGCGATCAGCCGCTGGGATGTGGTGGACGGTGAGCAGTACGGCGTGGGGCGGGGGCACCTGGCTCGCCCCACGGCGGCTGGCCGCAACGAGCTCAAGCGGCAAATTCTGATGGCGGCGGGTCGGGACCTCGGCCCTTCGCTGATGGTCGAGCACGACTCGATTATGAATGTGGACCGGGCGGCTCACGGCCTTCTGGTGCTGAAGCCTAGTGTCGTGAACCGCCCCGAATATCTTCAGTCCCAGACAAACTATCAAGCGGCCCAGCAGGTTGCAATGGAGGACGCTGAGCAGATTCGGTCCGCGTTCCTTACCGACCTGATTGGAGAGCCGGACGGGATCGAGCGAAGCGCCGAGGGCGTTCGGGTTCGTCAGGCCCGGATGGTGCAGGCTGCGGCAAGTCCGGCCCAGAACATCTCGACCAACTTCCTTCGACCGATCATTCAGTCAACGGTCAACCTGATGCGAGCTGGCGGAATGCTGGAGATGCTTGACGGCATTGAGGACAATGTTGAGCTGGCGTTTGTCTCTCCGTTCTTCACGCTCCAGAAGCAGCAGGCCGTGCAGAAGGTGGCGGACTTCCTCAGCTTCAAGGCGCAGCTCCAGCAGCTTGCCCAGAGAGACGACCTTCTGGACGATGTGGACTTCGACAAGGCTTCGGCGTATATCTCAGACAACTCGGACATCCCGGCGTTCATCTTGAAAAACCCGGAAGAGATTCGCCAGGCTCGGGCCGAGCTCGCCGCGATGGACAAGGCGTTGCAGGCGCAGAAGATGCTGGGTGAGGGTCAGGGCGGGATGGCTTCCCCGGAACAGCCGGCTGCCAATGTGGGCGGCGGGCTTCCTGGGAACCTTCCGATCTAGGGGATTTGATGCAGCAAAGCAAGCTGGGGTTGGGGGCCGCAAAATGGTTCCTGACCCCTGACGGCTCTGATTTTTTGGTGTGGCTTGAGGACGAGCTTGAGCTCAAAGACACCCTCACGCCGCAAGAGTTATACAACAAATACCGCTCATCTGACGCGCCGCCGGTGGCAATTGACCCGATGGTCATGGCGGTTCGGGAGGGGCGGAGGCAGGTGTTCGGGAAGATCCTGGCACTGCGTGACATGGCGAAGGAGCAGGAATGAAGACATTTGGCGAGCTGTTGGCCGACATGGACGGCGGAGACAGCATTCGGGAGAAGTTCTCCCGCGAGACTCTGGAGGAATCCGTGGAGGCCCTGGCGAAGTCGTACCAGAACGCCGAGAAGGCCATCCACGGCTCTCTCAAGCCCCCTGGAGCTGACGCCGGCCCCGATGAGTGGGCCTCCTTTATGAAGCGCGTGGGTGCGCCGGAGGACGGCTCATATCGCGTTCCAGAGGGATTGGACGAGCCCACGCGGGATCGAGCTTTGGAGGTGGCCCGGAATGCCGTGATGACTCAGCGTCAGTTTGACGCGGTTGTCGAGCGGATGCAGGCTTTTGACGCGGAAGAGCGTCAGGCTGCGGAGGGGCGGAAGTCGAAGATCCGCGAAAATTACGGCCAGGATTTTGAAGAAGCCAAGGCGCGGGCGCTCCGTGCGGCATCTTTCCTGAAAGAGCAGGGCCAAGAGATCGGGGACATCGAGTCTTCGGGGGCCTTGTTCGCCTCACTTGAACGACTTGGAGCAACCATGTCCGACGACACTCAGCCTCTCGACACCACGCCGCCTTCTGGCAAGGCCAGCGACAAAGACCTGCGGCAAGCCGCACTCAAGGCTCGAACCCTTATGGAATCGGGAAGCCTCAAGCCGGGCAGCGAAACCTACGCCCAATCGCACCGAGAGTATGAGGAGTCCATGAGGATGCTGCTTGATGCCGGCATCCAGAGCGCGTTTGACCCGCGCCTCATGGACGAATACGACCCGATGCGGAAGTTCTTCGAGTAGAGGCCCAAGGCTTGGGAATGTTGGTGGGGGGCGGGTCGCAAGGCTCGTCCCCCGCTATACTTCCGGGGCTTGGACAAGCCTCGGCCCCAGGCGGACAGCCGGAAAGACGGAAGAGGGCGGCAAGAGCCAGAACCTTCGATTTGTGTTTGGTGAGGGAGAACAGCACAAACCATAGGAGGATTCTACAATGGCTGCGCCTTTTGGAGTAGGTAACAACATTGCCGGGGGAGATCCCGGAGTTCCGGGTTATGTTGACTTTTTCAAGGTCGCATACTCGGACGATATTCGTCTCAAGTCGATGCGACTTGAGCACCCCCTTCTCAACATCTTTGAGCGCGAGGCCCTCAACGGCGCCCCGCTGGTCATTCGCAATGTGAAGAAGGTGGACGAGGGCTACGGCATCACTGATTCCGATACTACAAGCGGTACGAGCACGCTGAAGCAGAACCGCGACCGCGTTGCCCAGCTCGACTACCAGTCGGTCCCGGTCGAGAGCCGCACCGTAATGCCGAACTTCTGGAACTTCGCTGCGCTCTACGATCCCCGCGACAGCAAAGCGCTGATGCGGGATGTCCGGCCTGACTCGAATTTCCAGCGTTCAATCCTGAGCTCGTTTGGTCGTAAAATGGAGTCCATCATCCTCGACGGGCTTCTGGGCGATGTCTCCGTGGCGTCTGGCGCGGCTCCGGTCACTACCAGCTTCTTTGCAGATGGCGGCCACATGGTCGGGGCGGTCAGCGGCGAGCCGGACGCTTACGATGGAGCGGCGCTCACCACTGCCGCCACCGGCGCCGCCCTCGCCGATGTCTGCTGCTCTACTGAAAAGCTCCTGGACGCCCGGAGCAAGCTGGAGCTTTCCGACGCGGTGATGCCTGGTGATCGCCTGATCGCAATCATGTCTCCGCGCCAGATGCGTCTGTTCATGGCGAACGATC